CTCAGGTCCGCGTGTCTCAGGATCGCGTCGCTCAGGTCCGCGCCGCTCAGGTTCGCGCCGCTCAGGTCCGCGTGTCTCAGGTCCGCGCCGCTCAGGTTCGCGCCGCTCAGGTTCGCGCCGCTCAGGTCCGCGTGTCTCAGGTCCGCGCCGCTCAGGTTCGCGCCGCTCAGGTCCGCGCCGCTCAGGTCCGCGTCGCTCAGGGTATCCACCGCGATCGTCTTGAGTACCGCGCCCGTGAAACGATTTCTGATTTCGTTCATTTTTGCTGCCTCCTGATCCTTTCTACCTCGCCCGCGATATCCCGTCCAGATCTTTTCACAGGCCTAAGCGTTTTCGTGTGCCGTGGACTAGCGCCGGTACGGGATCTGCGCCTGTCGCGATCTCCAATTTCGCCGCGTCCAAGGGCAGATACCAGGGCTGGATCCGAGCCGTCGCGGGGCCCCATGAGACGCGCGCGGCTTCGCCGGCTAGGAAGGGCTTCAATACCATCTCGCTCAAGTGCCGGGCCGTGTCCGGGATCCCCAGGCGCTTGCAAAACTCGCCCTTGCAGATCCAGATCCTTTCGCCCTCGGCGAAGATTGGGAAGCGCATCCCGGGCCGGAGCGGCGACGGCGGGCCGCCGTGATAGTCCTTTTCCCAGGCCTGGAAATTGTCGAGATAGTCCGCGATCCCGTCGAAGAAAGTCGGATAGCGCGCCGCGGTAGCCTTGAGGATCGGCGCCATTGACGCGGCTCCGTCGTCGCGGCCGCCGTAGAAGCGTTTCTCTCGCGGCTCTATCTGCGTCTGGACGAAGCGTAGGTGTCGCGCGACCTGAAGGATCTCGGCTTCGTCGCGGTCGAGTCGCATTAGGGCCGTGTGCGCCTTGGGTGAGTCGGCCTGATAGATCGAGAGGCGATCGGCGCAGGCCTGCGCCGCGTCGACGCCATGAGGGACGGAGATCCGAAGGTCGTCGATCGAATTGAGCGTGATAAGGATCCGCGCGCAGCCCCTCAGCGGTACGCGCTCTTGACCCTTCAATTCAATGTCGCGTTGCTTCTGCTGGACGATCTCGCGAAAGGTCGCGTCGTTCAAGTCGTCGGGCATGCGCTCGTCTGCGTGCCAGATCGGACACGAGCGAAGGGATCCGTTGAACCGGTCCAGCACATAAGCAAACTTGCTCGGCTCTCGTACGCCCCACGTGGCCGCCAGCGCGCGCGCTAGGACTGTCTTGCCAATGTTCGGCGCGCCGACGATTACGAGGGCCGTAGCTGGGTGCGCGATGTAGCGTTGATCCGTCGACGCGATCCAGTCATACAATTCTGCCAGCGCGCCGGCCGTGCCTCCCGCCATTTGCTGCAACCACTCCTCGACTCTCTCGTCGGGCTCGGGCTCGATCTCGACGCGGTCAAGGGCGCCCATGCTGAAACCGACACGCAGGCGCGCCAAGTGCGGATCGAATTCGACGGCCGTCGCGGTGTAGTCGTATACGATTTGGTGCGCGTTCGATGCGTAGGCGTCAATCAATTCGTCCACCGGTCGCAGCTGGCCCATTTCATCATAGAGGGGAAGCAGATCCGCAAAGGATCTTTGCAGCTCGATCCGAAGGGCCTCTTTCGACCGTAGGTGAAACGGGTACGATCGGCCCTGCGGGTGTCGCACGAAGTATTCTCCGTCGGCGATCACGATCACGTTGCGCCAATCGAAACCGTCCGCGGCTTGGGCGGCCGCGCCGGGCCCCGCGTCGGCCGGCGCCCCGTCGACCAAAGGCGCCAGCGTGGCCCCGGCTGGGATTGGCTGAGGCGCGCGTGCGACCGCGCCGCCGAGCCAGGCCGTCGTTTGGGCCTTCGCCTGCTTGACGCCTTGGAAGCGTTCCAGCATGCCGCGCAGCTCGGCCATGCTCGGCGCAGGATTGCCCGGCCCGGCTTCCGTCGACATGACGTCGAGCGAGAGCCGGAAGCAGTCCACGATCGGCTCAGGCGCGGCGTAGGGGTACGCCTCAAGGATCTCGAGCGCGAGCAGGCGCATCGTGTCATTTCGGTAGCCCTTCGCCGCGAAGCTCGCCCCACGCACGACGGCGCCAAGCGCGCGGCCGAGCTGCTGGTGCTTCTCATTCTTGCGCTTGGCCAGGCGTTGCGCTAGCTCGACTAGCTCCCGATGGCCGATAATGTCGCTTTGGTCGAGCGCGGCTGGCTGGGCCGGCGCGACGGCCGCTCCGCCGACCGTCACCGGGAGCGATAGGATCTCGGAGAGTTTCATGGGGCGAAGATGCTCCCGCAGATCCGGATCGAACTAATCGCGCCGGATAGTCGGACCTTCACGCGCATGCGTAGGACGCGCGTGAAGCGGCGCCACGCGGCGCGGTGTCGTTTGCGTTGCTGGCGGTAGTGGCGACTCATTCGAGCATCGCCTCGACGTCGCACGAATCGCACAGGCCGCCGGCCGCGCAATGCTCGCAAATGATCCGACCGCAAGCGCCGCAGGCGAATAGTTCGCCGCAGTCTTCGCCGTCGGGCATCGACGGATCGGCGCCGCATTGGGCGCAGGATTCTTCGTCCTTATTCATGCGCCCAGCTCGATCGCGCGATCGTCGCCAGGGCGGCGGCGCGGCGCTCGCTTCACCGGCGGCAAGGGCCGATTTCGGAAATCCTGGACGCGAGTCAGAATCGCCGCGCCGATCTCGGTACGCTCGGTCTGCGATAGCCGGCGATAGTATGCGATCCGCGAAGCGAATAACGCGCACGATTCCACGAGATCCTTTTCGCCGCGCTCCAAGTTACAGCCGCCGCAGGCCGTCACGAGATTCGAGGCCGCATTGTCGCCGCCGCGCGACCGTGGCACGACATGGTCAAGCGTGCGCACGCCTTGAGCGCCGTCGCCGCGCAGATCCGCGAAGCACCAAGCGCAACGCCAGCCGTCCCTTTCGTGGATCCTTTTGCGCTTGTCGTTGCGGATCCAATGGTGGCCGTGCTTATTTGCGGGCATGGATCCCAGCGACGCGCGCCGCCTTCCGGCCCGCGAATGTGGTGCCGTCATTCCGACTAAGAGCGACGACTTCCAGCTCGAACAGCTCTTTCATTTTCTGCGCCCGTCGCTCTTTCGTCGCCGTCGAGCGCCACGCGACCGGCGCGCGCGTCCGACGGGCCCGCTTGTGTTGCTGTCTGTAGTGTCGGCTCATTTCAGAAAGCCCAACCTTTCGTCTCGTGAAAACTCGCGACATATGCTTCGACGGGCTCGGGCCAGGTCTCGATCCAGCAAGGCCTAGCCCATTGCGGCACAAGTCCGTCGATCCTATCCACCGGGAGATAGTACCACCGATTGACGTTCTTGCATTGGGCGTCGGGCGCGGCCCCTTCGGCCAGGGCGAAGCCGGCGCAGACCTGCCACACGTGGGGCCATTGGTGCGCGGGGCAGGGCTCGTCAAACGGCACGACGACGCGGGCTCGTACGGGCCGCGCTGGCGTCCAGACGCCCGCTTCGCCGAAGCTCCACGTGGTATGTGCTAGGCCGCGGCTGAAGGCCGCGCGGATTTGGGCCAAGGCCCGTTCGAATTCGACTTGGCCGACGTCGTCGAAATCCCAAACCATGGCCCACAATCCTTCAGTCCGAAGGGCTTCGACCTTAAAGGATCCGTCGAACGCGCCGAAGGCGATCCCCGGCACGTCGCCGCCGACGCCGGAGGGATCGCGCTCGCGGGCGGGGGTCTTCGCGGCCGCAACGTAGAATTCGACGACCTGATCCCAGCTACATTCAATCACAGTCGGCACGGCGCCTTGGCCCGGCCGTCGCAATGAGACACGCATCATAGCCGATATAGCCTTTCTTCACGACCTTCGCCAATTCGGCCAGATTGCCCACCTGCAACACCACTACCTAAACTGCATTGCGGTTTGCCTCGCCAGCATATTTTACCGATTGGTAGATCATACTCGCTAATAAATACGATGCTTCCCGCGCGAGCCCAGCTTTCACAGAGATCTAGGAATCTCGATTGATCGAATGGCGTCGAACCGGCCAGCGTCGTATTCGAGTACGGCGGATCTAAATAGAGCAAGCATCCGGCACTCGGCGTAATCGCATCGAACGGAAGGCACTGCAACAGCACAGAGCGTATCTGAGCTACTCTCTTTTTTAACGATACTCGAGAAACATGACACACACTGTGCGGATTTTTAGCCGTGATTCGCCGACGCCCGAAACCGCCAAACCATTTGCCGCCGAAAGAACAGCCGAATCCAATAAAGGCTTTCAAAGGATCGGCATCCGGCAGTGCTCGCGCATTCTGATAATCCTGCTCAGAGCACTCAAAATCGTCTAACCAATTCGGATCTGCCGCTGTCCTACTATAGAGTTGAATCAGTCCCGGATGTATGTCCGAGGCCAAATCTGGCTGCAGCGCGATAGTCATGCTCAAAGCACCGCAGAACGGCTCCCAGAGTATCCTGCCGCTACGTTCCGCTAAGATAATGTGCGCGATCTTTTTTGAGATTCGCGACTTGCCGCCGCAGTACTGCATGGCCTCTGAGATACTCCGGCCCGGGGCGCCTGGCCAGATCTTTTCGATAGGCCGCGGTCGATTTCGCTCGACGACGTGCGCCGGAGGGATTAAAGGATCTTGAGAGGTCGCGACGCACCGAACGGCGGCGCGGCTCCAATGAGTCCAATCCAATCGAAGGGCAAAATAATATGGCACGCAAATCCGATCCGGTGAATTCCAATCTGGCTGGGGGCTCTAGCCCGCAGGCCACGGCCCCCGCACGTCCGGGGGACCTAGCCCCCGACTACTCCCAAACGCCGCCCTACGTGCGCGTCACGACGCCCGGCGCCGTGTCTTCGCCTCGCGTGCCGGCCTTCGACATGGGGGCCGAGACATGATCGGCGTCGTCGCCCAGGTCAAGCGCGCCTTCGCCGCTCGAAACAGGCTGGCCCTAGCCGTCGGGTTTCTGCTCGGCGGCTTCGTGCCGATCGCGATCTACTTCGTCGCACACGATCCCTCGACCGGCGGGCTCGCGCCGACCGGCGCATGGGGCCTCGTAGGCGGCGGGCTCCTCTTCTCGCTCCAAACCGTGTTCCAATGGGCCCGAAACGCTTTCTCTAGCGCGTTCAAGTCGGTCGGCTTCTGTGTCCTGCTTGAGGGCGTCATGGTTTCCCCAGCCACGGCGCATTGGCTGGCCGTGGCTGCGCTCTCGTATCTCGTCGCGATCAACGGCGTGGCTACGGGTTGCACGCTCAGCCTGGGCTCAGGCACGCGCCGGAAGGGGGCCTCGTGAAAGCGTGCGAATGGTGCGGTAGCTTCGATCCGCGCAGGCACGCGAGCGATTGTCCTGTCTTGGAGAGCGCGCGCAGGCGCACTATGCAGCGGCGCGAACGGCTGGCCGTGGCCTCGCTCGCATCCGTCAATCCCTACCTCAAAATGATCGACGCCTACCAAGGTCCAGCACTCCGTCGAGAGCCAGCCGATATTGCGGCCGACGCCCTGGCCCTGGCCGACGCCTTGATCGCCGCGCTCGATACGCCGGGCGACGGCAAGTGAGCGGCGTCAAAGCCCGCTTAGTCGTCGCGGTCGGCGACGGGCGTCGTTGCATCGTCGGCCGACGGATCATCCTCTGGACCGACGCGCAAGGCCGCCTGCGATGGCTTATGCGCTGGCGCTCGCCGTACGAGCCGGGCTGGATCCGCCAGTCCGAATTGCCGATTATTGGTAATTCGTAAATACCATTTACGTTCGCAGCGTCCGAAAACGGGCCCCGCGGGGTTAATTCCCGCCGGGCCTTTTCTGTGCCATAGACCGGCCCACCGTTCGTGTGCCGGCACATTAATTCGGTGTGCCGAAGGTGTGCAATTCGGCGAATTGCGTAACCATTAGCTTTTAATCCCATGAGTCAGATGAGTCAGAGATCTGATCTTTGAGTAGAAATAGATAGATGAGATAGGATCAATTACAGTAGCACTGTAAATGCAAGTACATAGTTGTCTACTAGCGGCCAGTAGGGGAGCGACTCCAAAAGCTTGACTCATCTGACTCATGGGATTAAAGCCGAATGAATTCGGACTTCTAGCAATTGCACACTTGCGGCACAGAAGGGGGTCTGTGCCGGCACACGAACGGCGGGCCGGATCTTGATAATAGCTGATCCGAATGATTTCAACGAGTTAGCTTGGGCGGCACACTTAGACTCTGTCTAAACAGTTTCTCGGAGTTATTTAAATCGCGTCGGAATTATTTATTTAACGTCGAGCGCGCTTGGTGTGCCAGCCGCAGGCCCGCGGGCCTGGATCGGGGCGGCCCCACGCCCTGGGGCCCGACCAGATCCCTTGACCGGCCAGATCCTTTCAGCTAGGTCTCATCGGATGAGCCGATCAAAGACAAGCCCGACGAACCTGGACGCACTACGACACGCACAGGCTGACGCAGCCGCGAGATCCCTTGCCGAAGTCGAGCGAGTCGCCGCATTCGAGAAGAGTGGCCGCGCCACGGTGCATGAAGAGTCGTCGCGGCCCGATGAATCGCCGCGCGGCGCGGTCGGCCTGCGCGGCTACGGCGAGACAGATCAGCAATACTCGCGTAGGGTCGAGCGCAAGGCGCGCCTGGACGCGCGCCCGACGATCCACGTGATTGGCTTGGCGCACACGATCGCCGACGACCGGTTCAATCATTGCGCCTTCACAGGCAAGCTCCGACGCTTCCCCGACGTGGCGCGACTCGCGGGCTACCGCACGATCGAGTACTCGAACGGGGCGAGCCAGTCGACCGCAGATGAGCACGTAACGATCTTCTCGGAAAAGGATCTGCTGGACTACTTCGGCGCGCGATTGCTCGGCGAGACGACTGGCGGCGAGCACGGCGCGACGCACCAAGACGGCGAGAATACAGACGCCTTTTTTGCGCAGGTCCGGCGAGCCCTGAAGCACCGGATCCAGTCGGGCGATCTCGTCGCACACATCTTTAGCCCCCAGCCGGATTTCGTCGCCGCGTTCCGAGGCAACGCGCACATCGAGACCGGGATCGGCTACGCAAACGGACCTTGGGGCGCGTATCGGATCTTCGAATCTGAGACCTGGCGCGCGTGGCACATGGGCCGCCATAGCGCGATCCACGGCGGCGGCATCGGGACAGAGAAGGGCGATCCCTTCCCGCATTACGCCGCGTTGACGACGACCGCAGTCGTGCCGAACTACTATGATGCAGATGATTGGCAAGCGTCGACCGAGGCCGCGGAGCCGGCCTGGACTGGCCCGGCGGCGGACATTGCGAACGCGGGCCGCAGGCGCCGTTACTGCGTTTTCGTCGGTCGCATGTCGTCAATCAAAGGGATCGAGATCGTCGACCAATTGGCGGGCTCCAATCCCTCAATCGACTTCGTATGTGTGAGCGGCGAGCCGAGGTCCGATCGTCTGGTTGCGCCGAATATTGTCTGGCGAGGCAAGGTCGATTCCCGAGCCGAGCTGAGCGCCTTGTACGCTGGGGCCGCGTGTACGCTCGTGCCAAGCATGTTTCATGAACCCTTCGGCGGCGTCTGCGCTGAGGCCCTGCTGAGCGGGTGCCCGGTGATTGCGTCAAACTTCGCGGCCTTCGTCGAACACGTCCAAGAGAGCGACGGGATCTTGGCCAGCGGGATCCACGAATTCCGCGCCGCGCTCACGCATTGGCTCGCCTTGCCCGTCGAAGACCTGGCCACGCGCCAGGCGCGGCGAGATCGGGCCGTGGCGCGCTGGGGCTACAATGCGGTAGCGCTCCAATACCAGGCCGCCTTTGCGGCCATCCGGCGTAATTGGGATCTAGGGATCTTGCCTGAAGGCCACCCGGGACGATAAGGAAAGGGATCAGTAATGAAATCGATTTGGTTATTTCTGGTAGCGCTGGCGCTCGCCGTCGCTTGTGAAACGTCGACGACGCGCGAGCCATTCGGCCTAGTCGGCCTAGGCGCCTGCGCGGCAGGCACGAGCGGGGAAGCTGGCGCGACGGGAGGCGCCGGAATGGGCGGAGTGGCTGGCGAAGCTGGCGCGACTGGCGGCGTCGCAGGCGCGACGGGCGGCGCAGACGCAGGGCCGCCTGACTGGACAGCGGACCCGCAGATACTTGCCTGGTATCGGGCGGACGACGGCTATGTCGACAAGTGCGCGAGTAGCGCCGGCTGTCCTTGGGGGGCGCTGACCGAGATCGGCGGCGCCGTAACGACGGCTCCCCTGGCAATCGACGGACACGCAGCATACGAGCCGCGCAAAGCGTCAGGCGGCTTTCTGCAGTCGACACACACGACGAGTGCGCCGACCTTCTATCCGCCGGTGCACGCATTCGTAGTAGCGCGCGGTTACGCAGGCACGCCGCATGACGCATGGATCGCTGGCGGATCGGGTGTAGGTCTACGCCTGGGCTCCGGTACTAATCATGTAGAGATCTTGGGCACGCTCGCATCGCAGGTCGTAACCACGCCGACCGCATGGCACCTGTACGAGATTTATTTTCACACGTCGGCGACGAAGGTATCAATCGACGGCGGCGCGTGGACGAATGCGCCGACCGGAAATCTCAGTCAATGGATCGGCGTCGTGATTGGCGGAACGGGTGTCGCGAGCTATCGCGCCGACGTGGATATCGCGGAAGCGTTGATCTACGAGGGTCAAATGGCGGACCCGACGCGGTCTAGCGTTTGGTCCTACGCGCGCACGCGGTATCCGTCGCTCGCGTTGCCGGCGGCGCCGCAGACCTTGCCTAGCACAGCCGCGACCGTAGCCGCAGGTATCACGCTGCCCGCAGACTTCGATTTCATCGTGATCGGCGGACAGAGTCAGAACAGCAACTACACGAGCGCGGGTTCACTGACCTTCACGAGCGGGATCCTTGAGCTGGGCAATGACAACGTCTACAAGGCAGCCGTTTCCAAGTATGACGATCCAACCAATCAAACGGATCTGATCTCACTCGAGAATCCGGCCGCGCTCAAGTCGTATGGTAACGCTATCGCGATGGCCAATCAGATCGCGGCCGCGAGCGGTCGGCCTCTCGTGATCGTCCCTTGCATGCTCGGCGGCTCGGGCATCGTTCCGCCGCAATCGGGCGGCGTACTTTGGGCGATTTGGGATCCAGCCTTCCCGCGCGGCTTTGGCCTGCGTAATTCTCTCATGGGATCTATGGTCGCGCGTACACAGGACGCGATTGCGCGCGGCGGCAAATTCCGCTACCTTTGGTGGGATCAGGGGCAGGCCGAGGCAATTAGCGATCTCGCGCATGTCAACGCCTGGGTTAGCAAAACGGATAGCGCGCTCAGCTACTTCTACGCGCGCACGGGATTGCCCGAGCGCACAATCTTCGCGCAAATGGCGGTAACGCCGCACGGGTCAAACTGGGCCGCGGCGCGCGCTGCTCAGCCAGGGCTAGCGAGCGCTTCGCGGATCATGGTTTCCGAGCCCGACGGCCCGTATGAGCCCGACGGCCTGCACGACGGACCCGCGGCGGCCGACGCGCTTGGCGGCCTGGTAGCAGGCGCGGCACTCTCGGCCGGCTGGTGATTTGACCGGAAAAGGGATCTCGCCTGGGAGGCCTGGGCGAGATCCCTTGACGACGGCGCCGCGACGGGGCAGGGTTGGGGCATGTTCGTAGCGATCCAATGCGGCGTCTATCGACACGAGGTCTTAGGCGCCTGGCCGGACCTGGCCGACGCGATCGAAGCGTCGAAGGTCGCGATCCGAGCCGAAAGGGATCACTATCACGACTATGATATCGTCTTCGTCGACGGCGCGGAGGTCGACGACGTCGGATGCGTGTGCAGCGGCCGACGACATATTTCGCCCGGTACGCTCGGGCTCTCGATGTATACTTGCGATCCGTACTGGTCGCTTAGCGCCCCACGCGGACCATTCTACCGGAGGCCGACCACATGACGACGCCGACGAATACAAGCCTGTCAAACGAGCACTACACTCCCGTCGACATAGTCGAGCGCGCGCGGCGCGTTCTGGAAAGGATCGACCTGGATCCCGCGACCTGCTCGGCCGCCAATGAGATCGTGAGGGCCGAGACCGGCTACGGCCCAGACATGGGAAAAGGCGACGGCTTGTTTCGGGCTTGGTCGGGTCGCGTGTTTCTCAATCCGCCCGGCGGCAAGCTCGATCCGGAAACGTTTCTCCCGAGCACGAAGCCGCGGGCGCTCTCAAGCGCGGCTGTGTGGTGGGGCAAGCTGGCGAATGACTGGGAGAGCGGTTTCGTTCATTCGGCGATTTTCGTCGCGTTCAATACGGGTGTCTTTCGGACTGCACAGGGCCTCGGCGGCGTACGCGCGCCGCAGTCGTTCCCCTGGTGTATGCCGCGCGAGCGGATCGCGTTTGACGTCGTCGGCGAAGACGGGATCCGCCGCTCCGGCAAAAGCCCGCCGCAGGACTCGGCGATTGTATTCGTGCCGCCAAGGGCCGGCGATTGGGAACAGGCTATCGCGCGATTCGTTGACGAATTTAGCCCGCTCGGGTATGTGTCACGCTGAAAGGATCTCATGGCAGACAGCAAGAAAAGCAAAGCAGCGCAGAAGGCGGCCGCGACACGCAAGGCAAATGCTCAGGCGCGTCTGGTCGTCCTACCGGTCAGATTCTTTCTGAGCGATCTGGACGTCGTCCACATGGCGGCCAAGGACAAGGACACGAATGCGGGCAACTTCGTCCGGCAAGCCACGCTCAAGGCCGTGCGCGCGCTCGGATACACGCTCGCGGATCTACAGGTCGAATACCCCAGGACAGCGCCACACGGCGGACAGCGCGCCAAATAGGCGCAAGAAAGGATCACAAGAACATGGATCGTGAAGACGTAGCGTTTGGACTGTTGCTAGCGCTCAGCGTTTCGGAGCATCGCGGAACCCCGGAGGCCGTGGCGAAAGAAGCCTTCGTGCGCGCCGACGCATTCCTGGCGCTCGAAGACGCCCCGATCTTTCCGGTCGAGGTCGACGTGGACGAAGACGATATGGATCCGCCGGAGGTCGTCGACGTGGCCGGCGACGGCTTGCCGCACGTGCCGCTGGACAATCCTCAGCCGGTCGGCGATACTCAGCCGTCGCCCCCATTGGCGCCTGCGGAAGGAACGGCACAGAATGAGGCCCCCGGGGAAAACCCGGACCCGAAAGGGTAGCCACCAAGATCGCGCGAAATCGTACCCGTGACGGCCCGTCTGGCTTCCCCCAGGCGGGCCGTGCTACATTTGGGGCTACGATGGCCGAGCCTTCCGCATGGGATCAGATCAACGGCGAGCCCGCTGACGCCTACCAGGCGTTTCAATTTTACCGCGAGTCGGGCCCGACACGATCCATCGCGGCGACCGGGCGGGCCTGCCGCGCGTGCTTCGCGACCTTGCATCGCTGGTCAGAACTTTGGTTTTGGGAGGATCGGGTAGACGACTTCGACAAGGCGCAGTCGCGCGCGCGTGACGCCGAATACCAGAAGATCAATAAAGACGCGGCCGAACGTTGGGCCCAGCAGCAGGCGCTAATCAATGACATGGCCGCCGAGATCACGATCGCCGAGCTGCGTGCCGTGCAGGCGCGCCAGGCGACCGCGAGTCAGCCGATCATGTCACCGGCGGAGCTAGCCCGGTTCATGCGCGAGACCGGATCGCAGGGCAACCTAGCCGCTGGCAAACCTACGAAGCGGGTTGACCTGGCCGTCGACCTGAGTAGAATGGATCCTGAGACGCGGAAGGCGCTGGAAGATCTTCGACCTGCGCTTGAAGCCATCGCAAAAGGATCTGAGTAATGTCCGACATGATTATCGTGCTGGCGTTCATGGTACTGGTCGCACTCTTGACGGTTCGATCGTGAGCCGCGAAGACATGTGCAGCCGGCTGGGTTGCAACCACGGTCGGAGCGCGCACACGGGTAACATTGGCTGCTGCATTGTCGGCGGCTGTATCTGCGCCGAATTTCTCGACGTGCATTTGACGCACCGATTCGATCTCCTCGTTTCGGGCCATAGTGCGCGCGTCGTCGAAGTCCCTGAGGGCTATCAGCTTGTCGTGAATGGGATCATCGCGCCTAACCTGCCGGTGCAGATCGAAGCGGGCGACGTCTTGAAGCTCCGGCCGCGCGCGCCAGGCTGGGCCGACGTCCACGCCGTTCCGGCCGACGTCGTGCGCCAGGAAGGCTTCGCGCGTACGCCGGCCCTGCCTACCGGCTACGACGCGCGTAAGGCGCTACCAATCGCGACCGGCGTCTTAGCCTACTTCCCGCGCGCGATGGCCGCCGTGGCCGCGTGTAGCAAGGCTGGCAACGATCAGCACAATCCGGGCGAGCCGCTTCATTGGGCCCGCGAGAAAAGCACCGACGAAGTCAACACGCTCGTGCGTCACTTGATCGACCAATTGGCGCACACGATTGGATCGGCGCAGGCGCCCTATGCGCCGCTCGCGATTGACGTTGACGGCGTCCCGCACCTCGCCAAGGTCGCTTGGCGCGCGCTCGCGTTTCTCGAGAAGGCCTTGGAAGCGCAGGAGGGGATCGCGAAATGAGATCCTACGATCCGGACAGCGTGGCTGTGCGCGTAGCGGGCATCGATTGCGCGCCCGGCTATTGGGAGAATTCGCACGATCCGCTAGCCCTCCCCGAACCACCTGAGAATCCGGCCTTTCTGGATCTGCCCGACGATCTACAAGATCTCTTTGCCGGCCGCTTCGTGCGCGGGATCAAAACGTTCCGCGCGCGCGTCGATGCCATGGATCGGCACGCCGACGAAGTCCAAGCCAAACGCGCGATCGAGAATCGTGTGATGGCGCAGGCGCGCGCGCTCGCACGCGCGGACCTGGCCGCCTTGCGCGAGCGAGCCCGACTCAAGCGGGAGGCCGACTATCAAGAGCGCGTGGCAGCCAAGGTCGCGCGCCGCGGAGGGCCGCGGCTGTGAAGTTCCGAATCGCGCTCGACTGCGACGAGATCCTGTCGGACTTCGTCGGCAAGACGATCGAATTCGCGGCTGACCGCGGGCACTTGAGATCGAAGGATCAGATCCACGATTTCAACATTTTCAAATCGTGGGGCCTGCCTGATCTGTGGAAGCCATTCTCGGAATGGATCGCCCAGCCGGGGCAGGTTTCGACCATGAACGAGATCCCCGGCTCTCAAGATCTCGTCGCCGAGCTTCGCAAGCTGGGTGAGGTCGTCGTCGTTACGAGCCCCTACAAGGGCGCGCCCCACTGGATCCCGGAGCGCATTCGATGGCTCGAAAGGCGATTCGGCTTCGCGCCCGATCAGATCTGCCCCTGGGCCCGCAAGCACTGGATTGACGCGCACGTCTTGATCGACGACGCGCTTCACAACGTCAACGACTGGGCCACGCACCGGCCGGCGTCCGTTCCGATCCTGGCCGATCGCCCCTGGAACAGGATCGGACCGCTTGCGCCGGCCGTCGTCCGGTGCTTGAACTACGACGCAGTAATCGACGAAGTCGCGCGGCTAGCTCGTGCGCACCAAAGGAAAGGGATCTGAAATGAACTACAAGAAACTAGCATCTTCCGCCCTGGCCGCGGCCGCGGCCGCGGCCGTGGTAGCCGTCGCACACGCAGTCTCGCCCAGCCTGCCGACCTATGCTCAAGGCCTGCTGGCCTCCGGCGTCGCGGCCGTCGTGCATTGGATCGACGCCTGGGGCTCTAACCCGGTCGTGCCGGCGAGCCCCGCAGATTCGGCGCAGGTCTAAAGGATCTGTCGGCAAAGCCGACTAGCCGGGCCCATACGGGCCCGGCCATGAGGCGCTATTGACCCCTGAAGAAGCAAACGCAATTCTCGTAGCGCTTGACCGCGACGCGGTCGTCAAAGGCGGCTTCTACGAATTCGCGAAGCTCGCTTGGCATCACACGAAGGCCGGCGAGCAGGACTTCCAGACCAATTGGCACATTGAAGAAATGTGCGTGCACGCTGAGGCGATTACCCCGCCTTGGCATGCGCCGAACGTGTGCCGATGCGACGCATGCGCGGCGGCGTCCGTCGCGACCTCCGCGCCGTTTGCGCCGACTGGCGCGCGTCCGATCTGGGCCAAGCCGCTAGTCAACGATCTGTGCGTCAACGTGCCCCCCGCGTCGACGAAGTCCAAGATATGGTCGGTCCTTTGGCAGGCCTGGGTTTGGACCTGGGATCCCTCGAGACGCTTCGTGTGCGTCTCGTACGCCGACACGGTCGCGATCGATCTCGCCGAGCAAATGCTCAGGCTGATCCAGTCGAAATGGTATCGCGATCGATGGCCGACGGTACAGCTCGACATGCGCGGCGGCCGACCTGCGATCACCGACTTTCGGACGACGCTAGGCGGCCGCCGATTCTCGACGACGGTCGGCGGCCAGCTTACTGGGATCCATTGCGACGTGCTTGTCGTCGACGACATTGTGAAGCCGTCGGACGTCAATGCCGACGCAGTCGATAGCGTGATCTGTGAGACCGCGTGGAATTGGCTTCGCAATACGACGGCCTCTCGCGGGCTCGACGCGCTGAACTACGCGCGCGTGCTCGTAGGTCAGAGCGTGCGCGCCGGAGATCCCTACGAGCTATACGTCGCGACCGGCGCTATGCACCTGTGCTTCGCGGCTGAGTACGAGCTGAGCCGGCCATGCAAGACACCGTTCGGCGGCGACCCTCGCATGGTCGAGGGCGAGCCAATCGGGCCGAGCCCGCGCATGGGCAAGGACGCGCTCGACGTGCTCGCCGCGCGCCATGGCGGCCGTGATAGCGCCTTCTGGGCCGCGCAGTATCAGCAACGCGGTTTGCCTCCCGGCGGCCTGATCTTCAAGCGCGAATACTTCCGATCCTTTCCGCTCGCTCAGTACCCAATCCGCGGGACGCATTCGGTACTGAGCGTGGACGCAAACTTCAAGCAGAACGAAACCAGCGCCGACATTGGGCTAGCCGTGCTCGGGTCCAAGGGGCCTTGGGTCGGCGTCTATGACGGCCGGAGCGAGCGCGGCGGGTTCCTGCGCGCGCTCGAATTGATCGGCGAGCTAATCGCCAAGTGGAAACCGACGGCGATCCTGATAGAGGATCAGGCGAACGGGCCGGCATTGATTGAGCTACTCCGGAAGAAATTCCCGAACGTCGTCGCTATCAAAACCAAAGACTCCAAAGAGGCCCGCGCCTGGGCCGCCAGCGTGCCCTACAAGGCGGGCTCCGTCTGGCACGAGGCGTCGATCGCCGAATGGGTCGGCGATCAATTGGCGGCCTTCCCCAAGGGCCGCAAAAAGGATTTCCCGGACGCACTCACGCATGCGGTCCTGTACCTAACCTCAAAAGATCACACGGCTTTCGCGGCGGCCATGGCGACCTGGAACGACGCCACGGCCAGGGCCTTGGGCGTCGACGTCTGAGGGGGTCGAAAATAAATCTCAAAGGATCTTGACGGGGCTTGGGGCAGGCCGTATATAGGGATCATGAACAGCAGCAAGCCGGTCCGCTTCGATATCTTCAACGGCGCGATCCTCGAAGGTTCGACCTTGAGCGCGAAGCACGCAGCGAGCCGCCAGGCCGCGGGCCTTCGGGTCGTTTCGGTCTATGCCGCGCCGAAGGGCGAGACGACGCGGGGCAACGCGAACGGCCCGGACGAATTCAACCGTAACTCTAACGGCCGTTTCTCCGGCGGCAAGAAATGAGCACCTCAATGACCAAATCAGAAATCGAAAAGCTGGCGGCCCAGATCGTGGACGCGGTCTCAGCGCATTCGACCGATCCGGGCAATGCGGCGCAGATCTCGGCCGTCGCGAAGATCCTCTCGCTCGCCCTTCTCGGCCAGGCCGCGGGCCAGGCGCCGGCCGAGCTGTCCGCGGCGGCTTCGCTTTCGCGGATCGGGGAATGGCTACGCTGCGACGACGGGGCCAATGGGAAATTCGTCACCGCGTACGGCCAATCGAACCGGTTCGCAGTGCGGCATGGCGACTACTCCGGCGCGCGCATGGTATACGGTGCCACGCTCGCCGACGCGCTCGCGCAGCTCGCGACGACTCTCCCGGTCCAGGCGGGTCGCACATGAAAGGGATCGTCCGGGCAGCTCTCCTCGCCCTCGCCCTGGCCGCCTGCGGCGGCGCGGTCGACGCGGGGGAAGCCGACGCCGCTCCGGAGGCCGTCGACGCGGGACCGTGCGATAAGGCCGCCGCCTTGGACGCCTACCGGGCCGCGCATGGCCAAACGGGCCAGGTCGGGCAGTGGACTGTCGCGGCTGATTGCGTCGTGACTGAGGCGCCATGAGTCGGTATAGGCAGGCTGCTGTGCGGCAACGGCGCGAGCGGAAGATAGCCGCAGGTATCTGCACAGATTGCCCGGATTCGGCCGAGCGCGGCTTTTTAATGTGTGCGAAACATCGCGTACGAGCACAGAAGGCACAGCAGGAAGACAGGAAAAGGCTCAAGCCACTGGGTCTAACGGCGCAATCGATGTCGGCTTACCGCCAAGCGAGACGCCAATACCTCGCACGGGAACCCGAAGATTTCCGCGCGTGGCTCGAAGAAAAGTGCGCATTTCGCATGATCGATCGACGAAGAAAAACGAAGGGAGCCTAGCCTTTCCCGCACGAATCGGGGCCACTAGCCCCCGCCCCATTCCGCGTGCTAGCCTTGCGTCGTGTCCCCCATTACGACGCTGGCGCATTTCGCCCAAGGCCTAGCGGGCGCCGTCCGCTCGAATCTGGATCGGGTCGACAGCTGGGTCAATGTGATGACTGGTTTTGGCACGCGCCGAGACAAGACGACGTTTGCCACGTTCCAGGCGAATCTGTACCTCAGCGATCCGGACCTGGCCGCGCTGTACAGCTACGACGACCTGGCCGGGAAGATCGTCGACCTGATCCCTAAGCAGGCGCTTCGCCTAGGTTTCGGATTGAGCGGGATCGATCCGGGGCTCAAAGAGGATCTCGATCGGTACCTGCAAAAATTCGAGCTTGTCCAAAATCACCTTGAGGGGCGAATCTGGGGCCGCTGCTTCGGCGGCGCGGCCATGTGGATCATGGTCGACGACGGGCTCGATCCTTCGATGCCGCTCGACCTGACTCGAATCAAGTCGGTCCTGGGGATCCGAGTGATCGACCGACGCTGGTGTATCCCCTTCACGTTCTATCGCGACGGGGCGCAGGTCGGGCAAGCGGAGCTGTACCGGCTGCAAGAGCCGCACGCGGGCGGCGTAGGCTCGACGATCGGGTATATCCACGAGTCGCGCCTCGTAACCTACCCGGGCGCTAGAACCGAGACCTTGGAAAAGGTGCGTCTAAAGGGCTGGGATCATAGCGTCTTGATCAAGCCTTACGAGGCGCTGAGGTCCGCGGGGCAAACGTGGAAGGCCATCGAGATCCTAGTGAGCGACGCCAATCAAGGCGTGCTCTCGATTGAGGGTCTGTGGGAAATGATCGCGGCGGATACTGAGCAGGGCGAGCAGAGCGCCGGCAATCCGACCGGCGGCGGCCAGCTCCAAACCCGCGCGAAGCTCTTTGACCAAACGCGCTCAGTCTCTCGGCTCGTGCTGCTGGACAAGGAACGCGAAACCTTTGAGCGCAAGCCGACGCAATTCGCGGGCCTGCCGGATCTCTCGGATCGGAGCTGGAACCGAGTGGCCGCGTCGTCTGACATTCCCGTCCAGCTTTTGGTCGGCGAAGCGCCGGCAGGGCTGAATGCGACGGGCGACGTTACGCTACGCTGGTTTTTCTCCGGCGTAAGTCAAGAGCAGACCCAAGTAGACGAGCCGCGTCTGCTCAAGATCCTCCGGATCCTATTTGCTGCCGACGACGCGCCCGAATTGAAGGCCGTCGAGTCCGACAATGGCGGCGAGACGCCGGACCCATTCGACGCGCTGGGGCTCGTCTGGCTTCCCCTCTGGGCGCCGACTGCGCAAGAGCTGGCCACGATCCGACTACAGCGGGCCCAAGAGGCCGCCCTGTGGATCACCAATCAAGTTTTCCGGCCCGAAGAGATCGCAATGTCCTTGCCGGAGGATTGGATCCCGTTCGATCGTGAGCTTCGCCAGCAAATTCTCGAAGACGATCATGAGACTCTCATGGCCCAGCAGGTCGCGAAAGAGAAGGCGGCAAACGAAGCGGCGATCGCCGGCTCCGTCGCCGCGAAGGATCTCGCCGAGAATCCGCCGGAGCCCGACCCGGCCGGCGCGGCCCCCGGAACGAAGCCGGGCAAGGCCGCCGCGCGCGACAAGCCCGGCGCGCCGCCGCCGAACGACAGTAACGACACCAGTCGTGAGACGACCGGGAAGATCTCGAAGAAGCCCCCAGCGAAGAAGAAAGGTCCCGCCAAATGAAGATCCGAACCATGACCCAAATCGGCCCGGCTATGTGGCGCCTGCTGGCGTCGATCTTGGTGCTGCTGGTAATGGCGCTGGCCTGCACCCCGGCGCAACGCCAAGCCGTCGACGCGGCGGCGAAGGCCAAGATCGCTGAGGTCAAGGCCTGCGGCGCGCGTGACGACGTCAAGGCCTGCGAAGCTGCGGTCTATACGACCTGCGTCGCGGACACGATCGTACTAGTCGACAACCAGTGCGTGACGAGGGACACGGCGGATCGCCTAGCTGCGTGCTTCCGCCTGTGCGAGGCCGACGCAGGCGCGTCGTGAAGATCGGCGCACGCCTCACGAATTACGCAATCATCGGCGCGGCGATCTGCTACGGCGTTTTCTGCGCGCTGACTTGGAGCTTGCTCGATCGTGGAGAGCCTACGCGCGAGCGCTAAAGTCGGGCTTTTCCAAAAGCTTGGCCGCAAGCCGCAGGACAAGGCGCTAGCGTCGAAGGTCCGGCCGGCGGAGCCGCGCATGGCGCGCGCGCAATACCTGAAATGGGTCAAGGCCTTCTTTGCCCTCTGGCGCCATGCCGTCGCCGACGCGCTAGACCTGCGCTTCGATGCGCGTATCGGCACAGGCCGGCGTAACCCGCTCCTGCGAGCACGCTGGAATGAGCTTGTCTCGGCGAGCGGCCTCCCAAAAATGCTCGACCGCGTTACGCGCGACGTCAATGCGCAGGTCTCCAAGTACTACAGCACAATCTTCCGGACCAATCCGCCCCGCGGCGGACAGCTCGCCCAGACTGTCGCCGCGTTCCGCCAGACGAATATCGATCTCGTCTCGAAGCTGGGCGAAGATCAGGTCGCCGATCTCACGTCGATCCTCGAAGACGCGAACGCTCAAGGCCTACGGCACGAAGAGATCGCCGGCCTGCTCGAAGATCGGATCGGCGTCGGCGAGAGCCGAGCCAAATTGATCGCGCGAGATCAGACGCTCAAATACAATTCGTCCGTCCACGTAGCGCAGGCTGAGGCCGCGGGCCTGACTGAATTCGTTTGGTCGACCTCACATGACGGCGCCGTGCGTCCAATGCATCGAGAGCTAGACGGCAAGCGCTTCCGTTACGACGATCCGCCCGTCACCAATGACGAAGGCGAAACGAACCTGCCTGGCGAAGACTATCAATGTCGGTGCCAGGCGATCCCTGTGATCCCTTTATTCGACGGGATCGAGAATGAGACACCCGAAGACACCTAAAAGGAGATCAGCCCATGGCCTCACTGATCACGTTTCATTTCAGCCCGCCCCCGCCGCCGCCCCCGCCGCCGCCTAGCTCGGGCGACGTGCTTACGGTGCGCTATCGCTAGTATCGGGGGCTTTTCCCTATGGGTTGACGCCCCCATTGGGGGCTGCTAGCCTCATGGCGTGGCTCTCAGATTTGACGCGATTCGACTTGACGCCAGCAAGATCCAGCGGCTCGGCTCCGGCGCTGTGCGCGTGCCGGGCCTGCTGACTCGCTCCGGCGTCTTCGAGTACACCGACTCAAGCGGCAAGACGATCCGCGAGTGGCGGCCGCCTGAAGAGGTCCTGAAGGCCGACTCACTCGCGAGCCTCAAGGATCTTCCCGTCACGGAACGACACCCCAAATCTTTCGTCGACCCAGGCACGTGGAAGTCGACGGCGATCGGCCACGTGTCGAGCGAGACAGTACGCGCGGACAAGAGCGCGTCGGGCGTCGACGCAGACCTCGTGATTAGCGACGGCTCGGCGATCGGGCGCATCGGGAAAGATCTAAAAGAGATCTCCTGCGGCTACCGCGTCGAGATCGAAGACTCGGCGGGCATCGTTCCAGCTGGCATGCCTGACGCGGGCAAATCCTACGACCGGATCCAGCGTGACATTTTCCACAATCACGTGGCGATCGGTCCGGCCAATTGGGGCCGCCAAGGTTCGGCCGTCTCGCTCAGGCTGGACAGCGCGGGCGACGAGATCGCACCGGCGCACGAAGACGCCGCAATGCCGAAAATGAAATCGTGCGACTGCGGCGCTTCGATGAAATACGACGCGGCCACGTGTCCAAATTGCAGCAAGCCGGCTCGCAAAGACGCGGCCGAACAGGAAAGGCAAACGACCATGAAAATCCGTTTCGACGGCGTCGAATTCGAGGGCGCTACCGAGCAAGAAATCCAGGCGAAGATCGACGCGCACGTCGCGGGCAAGGCGAAGACGGACAGCGCGAAAGAGCTGGAACGCCTGCGCGGCGAAAACGAGACCCTCAAGACGCAGGCCACGCAGGAGAAGGCGCGCGCCGACGCAGCGCCGGCCCTCGCCAAGGCCGCGCTCGAGAGCCGCACCAAGCTCGAAGAGAGCGCGCGCGCGATCCTGGGCAACGCTGAGAAATTCGACGGCAAGACGGATCGCGAGATTCGCGTAGCCGCGATCGTGCGCTGCGATGCCAAGTGGACCGATCTGGACGCGGCAGGCAAGCCGAAGTCCGACGAGAAAGTCGACGGCGCCTTCGAAGCTTGGGTCGCGGCGGCCGCTCCCTCGGGCGCCCCGCGCGTCGACGCGGCTTCGCGCGCCCTGGCCCTGGGCCTGGCTGGCGCAAGCCCGGACGGCAAGGCCCGCGAAGAGAAGGCCGACGCAAACGAGCCCGACGCAGACGCAGCGCGCAAGCGCCGCGATACCCGCATGGCCGAGCGCGGCCGCGCCAAGCGAACCGATCAAACGATCAACGGCAAGCCGGTGAAGTTCGGCTGAGCCGAGCGCCTGAGGAAAGGATCAAGACAATGCCCCAGACTTCTTATGTCCAGGAATTGACGAAGGCGCTCGCGGGAATGCAGGCGGAGGGCTGGATCCAGCCGAACCGCGTGATTTCCAAGACCGTCGTCGCCGCGAATACGGCCGGCATTCCCTTCGGGATCTTCGTGTGTCGCCGGACGGCCGACGACACGTGCGATCTTCCCGCGGCGTCCGGCGACGTGACGACTACCGGCTTTGGCGTCTCACTTTTGGAGACCGCACGCCAGCCGCACTCTGCAACGGCCATGGTCGACGACGGCACGGGCGGCTTCGTGGCTCTCGAGCAATTGAACATTCTCGAGCAGGGCGCCGTGTGGGTGCTTACGGAAGCGGCCGTCAATTACGGCGACGCAGCCTTCGTGCGAATCACCGCGAGCGGCGGCAATACGCAGCTCGGTAAATTCGGCAAGGTCACCGACTCGGGTACGGCCATCGCGCTCCCGGGTGCGAAATTCATCGACACGATCGGCGCGGCGGGCCTGGCTCGCGTGCTGCTCTCGGGTAGCGGAGCCGCTGGTTCCGTAGGCGCAACCGGCGCAACCGGAGCGACGGGCACCCCGTAACGCGGGCCTAGGAAAGGACGAAAGGAAATCCAAATGAAGCTCCACGCAAATCCCCGCGTACTGGCTGAGATCGAGGCTTTCTTGCGAAGCGACTCGGCCTTCGATCGCGTCGACGCGGGCGAAGTTTTCTTCGTCGCGAAGGATCTCGAAGCCGTCAAGGCTGAGACCTACGATATCGAGTATCCCGAGCTGAAAGCGCTCGACCTGATCCCGGTCGACACCAGCGTGCCCCCGGGCGCCGAGACGTTTTCGTACAAGTCGTACGACATGGTCGGCAAGGCGCAATGGATCTCGGACTATGCGAACGACTTCCCCATGGTCGACGCATTCCTCAAGCGATACGTGTTTCCGACGGACGGCATCGGTGTCGGCTACCAGTATTCGATCCAGGACCTACGCAAGTCGGCCATGGCGAAGACTGGCAAGGCGCTGGACACGGCGCGCGCGGAAGCGGCCTCGCTCGCCCATGCGCAATTCGTCGACGACGTCGCGTGCTTCGGCGACGCAGCGCGCGGCCTGAAGGGTTTCATCAATCACTCAGACATTCCGACCGTGACCCCCGCTTTCGGAAGCTGGGATACGCTCGACACCAGCGACGCGAGCAACACGAAGATCGCCGCCGATCTTACCAAGATCGTCATGGCACCAGAGCTGGCGACCTTGGGGATCCACAAGGCTGATACCCTGCTGCTCCCGCTGAGTATGAAGACGCGGCTGTACTACCCGACGTCGACCTACGTGAAGCAGCCGCTGATTCTGAATTGGCTTCAGAACAACGACCAGATCAAAGAGGTCACTTGGTGGAATCGCCTGGACGCGGCATACAGCCGAGGCCCCGGCGTCAACGGCGCACTCGCCTACACCGGCGGCGAAGCCCTGGGCATCGCCTACGAGAAGAAGCCGCGGATCTTGTACTACGTGATCCCGCTGCCCTTCACACAGCACGCGCCCCAGCAAAAGGGCCTGGCCTTCGTCGTGCCGTGCGAGTCGCGTACCGGCGGCGTCTGCGTGCCCTATCCGCTCGCCTGCGCACGCATGAACTTCCACTCCTGATCTGATCTCTCGTGACGACGTCGGCCGTGCGCGCGGGCGGCCGACGTTTTCCGCAACCCCGCGCAGGTAGGTAGGACCCATGCAAATTTCCCTTCAGAATCAAGCGGACTTCGCCAAGAGTTTTCAGCTCGAAGGCGTCTCGCCGCCCCTGTATCTCGGCCCCAAGGCGACGGCGGAATTTACGCCGGAGCTTTACCTGGCCTACGAGCTGGACCTGGCCAAGGCGACGACGATCGATCGCCCGGTCGACGGACAGTGTCGGCTTTTGGTCGACGGCCAATTCGTCGAAGCCTCAGCGCTGAGTGCCGCGCTTCGCGCCGGGCACTTTGGCGAGGCCATCGCCAAGGCCGCGGCGAAGCTCGACAAGCAGAGGGCCGCACAAGTCCACCCGGTGATCGCGGCGAATGCGCCGCCGGTGCCCGCGTAACGCCCGGGGACCAATGTTAGACCGAGCCGGCTTCCGCGCGCTGTACCCGGAATTCCTGGGTGTCGTCGATTCAATGATCGATGCCGCCTTGACGGATGCCGCGGGGCGCGTATCGCCGGCCGTCTTCAAAGAGCAGATCAATCGAGCGCACGGCCTTCGTGCTGCGCACATTCTGGTATCGAGCGGCTGGGGCGGGGCCGCCCGGCTCGACGCGAAGGGCAAGTCGCCAGACGGCGAGACGACCTATTCAGCCCTACTCAAGCAGATGATTGCAGAGCGCGCGGCTTGCCGCGGCATGACGTGAGGAGACCATGACCCGAGCCCATGTCACCGACACGGATCACGGCTACCGAGCCCTACACGCGCGCATCGCGCGCGCGGCGGCCGGCGCTAGTGTGCGTGTCGGCCTCTTGGGCGAGAAGGCTGCGCAAGTCCACGAGGCCGAAGACGGCGAGCCCAGTAGCGGGATCACGGTCGGCGAGCTGGGCGAGATCTTCGAATTCGGACTAGGCCAACCGATCCGATCTTGGCTGCGTGGCTACGTCGACGCCGAACGGGAGCAGATCACCGAACGTCTGCGGCGCGTAGCGAAGCAGGTCAAGGCCGGCGCTATGACGCCGGAGCAGGGACTCGATCTCGTCGGACTCTCGATTGTCGGCGGCATCGTCCAGCGGATTCAGGCTGGCATCGCGCCGCCCGTGACGGCCGCGACGCAACGCCGCAAGGGCGAAGACAAGACGACGGCGCTGATAAACTCGGGCCAATTCGTCGGATCAATTTCGCATGTCGTCGTGCCAGGCGCGGCCTCGGGGGCCGCATGACTTTCGTGCCGCTCTCCCAAAACTTCGACGCGATCGTGCTCGCGTTCAATGCGATTTTCGCCACGCTCTCGGGGATCCCCGTCGCGCAAGGCGACGACCAGTCGGCATTCTTCGGGCAGATCGGCGAAGGCACGATCACCGACAAGGACGGCCACACGGTACGCCTGAGCGCGTCCAATTCACAAGCGCGCATCACATGGGACGTGCTCGGGATCGAAGGGATCGGCTGGGATGAGTGGCGCAAGACCTACGATCCGGACGCGGTAATCCCCGGTGATACCTACGCGGGGCCCGGCGCGCCCTTGGGCGGCATCGTCTACGAGACGACCGGTAACCGAGGGCTTCGGATCCAGGTTAAGGTAGAGTGCTTCGATCAATCCAACGGGCATAGCGCGCACCCGCTTTTGGAGCGCGTCCGTACCGGGCGCGGCCTGCCGACGATTTGCGACGCGCTAGCAGCGGTCGGGCTCGGCTGGCGTGAGATCAGCAAGTCGACGACGACGGATTACAAGGACGACAACGGCCGACAGGTCAGCGTCGCTCTGTTTGAGATTGTGTTCAACGCGGCCGACTCGGCGATCGACGATCCGGTCGGCACACTCGAAACATTCGACATGGCCGTAGCAGTCGGCACCCGATAAGAAAGGGATCAATTATGAGCCTCGAAGATATGGCGAACGTCGTGCTATCGACGGAAGCACCCGCGATCTCCCAAGTCGGTTTTGGCACGCTCGCGCTCGCGGCGTATCATACGCACAATACGGACCTGTCGCGGACCTACACGAGCCTCGGCGACATGGTACTCGACGGCTTCACGACCTGGGAGCATGCCTACAAGATGGCCGCCCGGGCGTTCGCACAGAAGCCCAATCGCCCTGTGAGTGTGAAGGTCCTACGACTTGCCACGCCGTGGACGCAGGTCGTCAAGTGGACGCCGGTGGCCGCCGTCAATTCGACGATCTACGGCTACACGGTCGAATATAAGGGCGTCTCCTACGACGTAACCTATACGAGCGATTCGAGCGCGACGGTTGCGGAAATCGTGACGGGCCTTGCCTCCGCTTTCGAAGCCCTTGCGTCTGCGATCTCTTCGCATGCCACGGCGGCCGCGAGTGACGGAACCACGCGAAGCGCCGTCACGGCGGACATTGCCGGCGACGTTTTCTACTTCAGGAATTGGACGGACAATCTCAGCTTCGAAGACGTGACGCCGGACCCGGGTGTACAGGCGGATCTCGCGGCGATCCGCAACGTCGACGCCGACTGGTATGGTCTGGTGATCGGCTTGAACGCGAACGCGATTTTGCAGCAGGTCGACGCCTACGTCGAGACGATCGTCGCGATGCTCGGCTGCAACACGTCGGACTCGAAGGCATTCGATTCCGTCGCGACGACCGACGTCGGCTTCGTGCTCAAGGGCCTCAGCGCGGGCCGCGTGATCGGCGGCTTCTGCCTCAAAGACACGAGCGACTACACCGGCGTCGCGATGCTCGCGCAACGCTTCCCGTTCGACCCGGGCGCGCAGGGCGCAGGCGGCACGTTCGCCTTCAAGGGCCTAGTCGGCGTGCCGGTCTCGAATCTGACGGCGACGCAGAAAACGAACCTGCGCGCCAAGAATTACGTCGTGTACGAGACGACGGCCGGCGTCAATCATACGCTCGACGGCAAGGTATTCGGCGGCGAATTCGCCGACGTCGTGCGCCTGCTCGACTGGTACCGAATCCGGAGCGAAGAAGGCATCGTGCAAACCTTGCTCAACAATGACAAGGTGCCATTCGACGATCACGGCATTTCGCAGATCTACAGCGCGCTGTCCGCCGTCCAGCTGCAAGGCGAAGCGAATGGCGGATTCGTCAAGGGGGCCTCGATCCTGACGGTGCCCGCGCGCTCAGCCGTGCCAAGCGCGGACCGAGCCGCGCGCAAGCTCACAGGGATCGCCGGTAGCGTGACCCTGGCCGGCGCGGTCCACCTAGTCTCGCCAATCAGTATCTCCGTCGGGACCTGATCCCTTCGACCTCAGAGGAAAGGACAGCTAAGCTATGCAAAATTGGGATCCTGCTCGGGTCGACGTGATCGTCGGCGGCTTCACTATGTCGGGCTTCGCCGACGGCTCGATGATTGAATTCGAAGAAGACGGCCCCCGATACAAGGTCGTCAAGGGCGTCGACGGCCAGGTCACGCGCGTCAAAATCAACGGCCGCGTCGGCACGCTTACGATTCATCTCATGAATTCGAGCAAGTCGAACGACGTGCTATCGACGCTTCACCAAGTCGATATCAATACGGACGGCGGCGGCGGCGTCGTGCCGGGTCTGGTGAGGGACCGCAACGGCGTCTCGCTTCTGGCGATCCCGACGGGTTTCATCGAAGGCTTCCCCAAGATCGCAATGACGGACAAGCCGGAAGATCAGCCCTGGAAATTCATCTGCGTCGACTATCAATTGTTCCTGGGCGGCTCGACCTGATCTAGGCGAGCCCGGCCCCGTCCTTGAAAGGTAGGTTTCAAATGGCGGACTCGGAAACGCAGCGGATCGGAAGCTGCGACTACACGGTAACGAAGCTACTCGCGCGCGACGCGATCAGACTCGCGGCGCGCATGGGTCGCATCATTGCGCCCTTCATTGGCGAGGTCGTCGGCGCGGACAGTCTCGAAGAAGCACTCGCGCTCGCGGTCGGCCAGCTATTCCAGCGCGCCGAGCTGGCCGACGATCTCGAATACGCATCGGTCGTCATGGGCGCACAGACGCAGGTCGCATTCACCAGCGCCAAGGGCGAGGCGTTGACGCGCACGCTCGACGCGACCTTTCTCGACGGACACTTTCGCGGCCGCTTGGATGAGTGGCTAGAGTGGCTCGTGTTCGCGCTGCGTGTGAATTGCGGTTCTTTTTTCAATGGGTCTTCTCAGCTCGGCGAGAAGATCCGGGCGAACGCCAAAAAGCGCGCCGCGACGACCGAGCTACCTTCACAATCCCAGCCGACTGTCGCGACGACTGGGTGATCTGGCGCGTCGCAACTTGCGGCCGCTTCAATGACAGTTTTCAGGAGATCTGCAATTGGCCTCTCGACGACGTGCTATCCGCGAATGCCTTGCTAGACGCCATGTTGCTAGGCGAGGCCGACGCACGCGCGGCGGCGGAACGGGAGGCGCAGGCGCGCCGGTCGGCGTCTGCGGCGCGGCGCGCGTGATCCCGGAAGGCAGCGCGCATGGCCCTGCGTGAAATCATTGCGCACTTCGGATTTGACTTCGACGATCACAAGCTCGAAACGGTCAATCAAAAGATCCGCCATACGAAGAATGAATCCGAAGGCGCGGCCGGCGGCGTCAATCTCATGCTCGAAGCCTTCCAGGCTTTCGCCGCCGTCGAGCTTGTGAAGCAGGCGTCCGAATGGGTCGAAGGGCTAGTCGAGACCGCGACTGAGCTAGAGCGAGTCTCGATGCAAACGGGCCTCTCGACTAAGGAACTGCAGGTCTGGGAACTAGGCGCGGCTGAGTCTGGGATCCGCGCGGAGGAATTCACGCTCAGCCTGCGCCGCCTGTCGAGCGCGATTGCCGGCGGCAAGGACGAAGCCGGCACGCAGACGGCCGTCTTCGCGAAGCTGGGGATCAAGACGAAAGATGCCGCGGGGCACACGCGCACGCTCAGCGAAATCTTGCCGGAGATTGCGGATCACTTCCAGTCGACCAAAGACGGCGCTGGTAAGGCGGCACTCGCACAAGAGCTTTTCGGCCGCTCCGGCGCGCGCATGATCCCGCTCTTGAACAAGGGATCGGCCGGCGTCAAAGAGCTAACCAAGGACTTCGAAGCCCTGGGCGGCGGCTTCTCCGAAGAAATGATTGAGCGAGCCGCCGAATTCGAGAAGCAGAGCGCGCGCCTACGAGTCGGCTTCAATAGCCTCAAGTCGGTGATTGGCGTCTATCTCCTGCCCTACCTGACTTCGTTCCTCGAAAACCTGACGGCCGGCGTCTCGGCCTTCCGCGAATGGGCGAAGGAAACGACGCTAGTCGAGAGCGGCGTGAAGACGCTAGCCAAGGCGATCGGCTTCACGCTATGGGCGGCCCTGTCGCCGTTCCTGTTCGGCGCGCTGAAATTCGCCGCGATCTTTTTGGCCTTCGACGATCTAGACGGATTCCTCGAAGGGCAGGATTCGCTAATCGGGCGCCTGCTCGATCACATGTTCGGCGACGGTACGGCGACCGTCGTTCGCGAATGGATCCAAGACGCGGTCGAATGGTTCTCGAGCGGCTTCACCGACGTGCGCGCCGTCCTATCCGTGTTCGGCGACGGCTTTAGCGCGAGCATGGCCGCCTGGGCCGTGGAATGGGATGGCTTCGTGCTCGGGATTGAGCAGGCCTGGAACGCCGTCGTTTCTAAGTTGCATTTGCCCGACTCGCTGAGGGTTGACACGGGCGATCGGCAGGACACGACGAACAAGGACAAGGCCGCGCTGGCCGCGGCCGACGAACGCCAGACGAGCGCGCGTGCGGCCCTCACGCAGTATCAGCTAGCGACGACGCCGACGACCGGACAGATCGCGACGGGCCCCGTCGCACAGAATGTCGTCTATCAAAACTCGGTCGAGCTGAACCCTACGGTACAGATCACGGTAGCGCCGGGCGCGAACGAGCACCAAACGATCCGCAACGTCAAGGCGGCGACCAATGAAGCCATGCGCGAGCAACGACGCGCCGCACTCCAAACGCTCGAAGATCGGACGGGCGGCAAATGATCTCTCTGGACGAACTACCCTCGATCGAGTGGACTGATCCGGATACCGGCGCGGTCTCGCGGATCTACGCCGACGTGATCACGGATGAGTCCGGCCAGCTTCCCGCCGCGGTGACGCAACACGCGGTCGAAGAAGGCGGCAAGATTACAGACCACTACCGAAAGGATCCCGTCCAGCTTCGCGTCACGTTGCTTTTTTCGGGCTCGCCCTTGCGGGGCGATCTCGATCCGGACAATACGGCGACGTCGACGCATACCGAGATCACGGCCAAGGCCTATCCGCCGGGCGCGCCCTTGTATACGCCGGGCGGCTTGGCGCAGGCGGCCGGCGCTGGTTTGAGCGCACTCGGGGGTCTGCTGGGGCTCGGCGGAAGCGCAGGCCCGACCGGCTTCGACGCGCTGACTTTCGCGACCGATCCGCGCGCGCGCTTCACGGTCCTGCGGGAGGCCTTCGAGGAATTCCAGGCGCGCGGGATCTTGATCACAATGCACGCGACCTTCGGCGACTTCGCCAGTATGGCGATCACTAATGCGAGCCCGCACAGGGACGCAGACATGGGCGACTCGTGCTCTTTCGAGCTGGACCTACTCGAGGTTCGCTTCGTCACCAGCGATGTAACCTTGGGCTTGCCGGCGCCGCTAGAGCCTCGGGGCTTGCCGAAGAAGTCCGGATCCAACACGGGCAACGGGTCAGAGGTCAAGGGCCCGAAGAAGACAGTAGCCGCCGGGCTATACGACTCGGCGACGGGGGGCTAAATGGCGATCGTCAATATCCCGGTCCAGCAAAATCAATCGGCATGGTCTCAGCGAACCACGCTCGACGGGCGCGACTATGCGCTCGACTTCGCCTGGAACGCGCGCGGCGGCGCCTGGTACCTGTCGATCTCTGACACGTTTGGGAATGCGCTATTGACCGGGATCAAGCTCGTTTCGAATCGACCCTTGCTCGCGCGCTTCCGCTTCGTCGTCGGCCTCCCGCCGGGCGATTTCATGGCGGCTTCGCTCGACGGCAAGACGGATTACGCGCAATACGGCGAGCTAGGAAGTACAATCCCGCTTTACTATTTCGAGGCCGCCGACATTGGGAGGGCTGTCGTCTAATGCCGACTCTCGCGAATCGCCGGATCTCTTGCCTGCTGGATTTTAATGATCCTTTCGGCGTCTTCTCGGAATCGGTGCGCGTGGATACCGAACCGGTCGGCCGTCGAATCGCGTTCAACGCCACCAAGACCTGGAAGCGCGAGCCCAATACGTGCCAGGTCGAGATCTACAATCTGTCGCCTGAGCTAATGGCGTCCCTGTCCAAGGCGAAGACGCCGACGATCAAGCTCGCCGCGGGCTACATGGGCGACGACAGTTTGACCCAGATCTTTTATGGCCAGGCGATCTGGGTCCAGCACGAATTGCGCGGCGATTCGGGCGACGTCGTCACGACAGTTTCGACGACCGATGGCGGCGAGAAGAAGCAGACAGCGCGGATCAACGCTTCGTTTGGTCCCGGCACACGCACGTCCGACGTGCTCAGGCGTATCGTGCGTGAGCTGGGAGTGAAGCCCGGCAATGTGGATCAGGTCGCAGCCGACATTGACAAGGGGATCAAGTCGTCGATCTATTCGCAAGGCGTCACCATTTCCGGGAGCGCGGCGAATGAGCTAGGACACCTGTGCCGCGCAGTCGGCTACGACTATTCGATCCAGGACGGCACGCTATCAATCCTCAAGCTAGGTCAAGCGCGCGACGACTTCGAGGTCGTCTTGGATAGCTCATCGGGCCTGATTGGCTCGCCGTCGATCTCCAATAAGGGCGTCGTCAAAGGGCGCTGTCTGATCTTCAAGGCCGGCGCAGGCCTCGACCTCGTGCCGGGGCGTCGCATCAAACTGAAGTCGCGATTCCTAGGAGGATCTTTCATCCTGGCCAAATGCGAATTGAAGGGCGACACGCATGCGGAGGATTGGTTTTGCGACTTCGAAGCCGTCGGGAAGAAAGCCGACTTTAAACTGGTGACCTAATGGCCGAAGCGGAACCAGTCGAAGCAGAGCTTATCCGGCGCGCGATCGAGTCGCGGCTTGTCGACGTGCAAATCTCGATGCCGGGGATTGTGGACAGCTACGACGCCGCGACCCAGCGCGCGACGGTGATCCCTGCGCTGCGTCGGCCGATCTATACGGTCGACGATGATCTCGACGCAGAAGAGATCCCGCCGCTCGTAAATGTGCCGGTGCGCTTCGATCGGTCGAGCAAGTTTAGTACGCACTACCGGCTGCAAAAGGGCGACTTCGTCCACCTGGTTTTCCAAACCTACTCGCCCGCGGAGTGGCGCGCGACGGGCCAGCTTGCCACGCCTGGCGAGATCCGCCCGCACGGCTTTCACGCCGTTGCGTATCCCGGCTACTATCCAGACACGTCGGCCGGCGTCGACGTCGATGAATCGATCGGCGTGCCAGGTTCGCACTCGTCGCGCCTGCACTTCACGTCGGCCGGGATTGAGGCCGGCGACGACGCGGTCAAGCTCAAGGCCGTCGCGATTGCTGCCTTGATTGATACGAATTTTCAAGCGCTCGCAACGGCTCTCGCCGCGGCCCCCGGCGGCCCGATCACATTCACGCCAACCCCCGTCGCATCGGCGAATCTGAAAGCGCTGGAACCATGATCCCGATCTCTTTCCTGTCGAACGACGACGGCGACGTCGACCTGTCGAAGGGCCTGCGCTTGACGCCGGATCTCCAAACCTACGTCGTGCAACGGCTCCGCCAAAATCTCTCATTCTTTTTGGGTGAGTGGTTTCTGGATCGGCGCCTTGGCTTGCCGTGGTTTCGCATCTTGGGCCAGCGCTACGACCCGTCGCTCGTGCGCTCGCTCTTCAGGCGGACAGCGCTCTTGACGCCCGGCGTCGCGCGCGTGCTGCAAATTCAAATCTCGTTTGACCGTCGGACTCGTGTCCTGAGCGTGCCGCAATTCGCCTGCATTCTCAAAGACGGATCTCAAATCACCCAAGACGATCTCGGGCGGCCATTTACGCCCGTGCCGGAGGCCGTAACATGACGACTGCATTTGGTGTAATCCCGACCGGCTTCAATCGTAAGTTGCTATCCGACATTCTCACATCGATCCAGGACAAGCACCGGACGACTTTCGGGGAAGGGATCGACGTCGCCGTCGCGACTGAGCTGGGCCAGCTCGACGGCAATATCGCGAGCGAGCTTGCAGAGATCTGGGAGCTTGCCGAAGAAGCGTACCACGGCTTTGACCGCGACGCGGCGGCCGACTATCTCTTGACCGCGCTCGCCTCGCTCACCGGGACTGAGCGCCGCGCCGCGCGCGCGACGACCGTCGTAGGCGTCTGCAACTTGAACGCGGGCAGCACGGCGCCTTCGGGCTCGCTGGTGTATCCGACGGGGCGGCCGGATCTCTTGTTTTCGCTCGACGCAGCGGCGACGAATAGCGGCGGCTCGCCTGCGGATATTGCCGCGTCGGCGACTTGCAATCAGACGGGGCCGATCCCGATCACGGCCGGCACAACATGGGTCATCCAGACGCCGGCAAGCGGCTGGAACAATTTCACCAATGCCGCGCACGACGGCGTCACCGGGCGCAACGTCGACACGGATATCCAGCTCCGTCAACGTATGTTCGACGAATTGGCGATCCGCGGCGGCTCGACCCTGCGTGCCGTTAAGGCGGATCTCGAAAACACGGCGGCGCATCCGGAGCTAGCCGGGATTCGTTTCGTCGAAGGGCTCGAAAACGTCGACGACTTGATCGACTCGAACGGCCTCACGCCGCACTCAATCGAAATGCTCATTGATGACGGCGACTCACCCAGCGTCGCGGACAATGACATTGCTCAAACGATCTTCGACTCGAAGGCCGCCGGCATCAAAACGAACGGGTCCACGCTCGCGAGCGCGGTCGACGAAAACGGAACCTCGCAGCCGGTCCGCTTCTCGCGCTTCACGCTGAAACCGGTATACCTCGCCTATACCCTCGTGAAGACGGCGGACTACCCGGCGGACGGGGACACGCAGATCAAGGATCTGATCCTCGCGAAGGGCCAGGCCTTGACCGGCGGCGACGACGTGATCGCGCTGGCGTTCCAGGCAATCCCGCTCGCGGTCGCAGGCGTCACCGACGTGACGGCCTTCGCGCTTGGTTTCGCGCCGAGCCCGACGCTAGACGCCAATCTCCCGGTCGGCATTCGCGAGCGGGCAACATTCAGCGGCGCGCACGTGACGATCGCCTAAAAGGAAAATTGGCAACGTCCAAAGACATTCGGATCCTGCTCGTCTCAGGCGAGCACGACGGACGTGTGCCCCCAATCGCGCGAGGCGATGCCTATCTATTTTCCGTCGACGACGGCGCTGGCGGCTTGCAGACGATCTGGAAACCTCGCGAGATTTCTGGCACGGCGCAGGTCGGCGCGACCGGCGCGACCGGCACGAGCGGGGCTGTCGGCGCCGTAGGCGCGACCGGCGCGACCGGAGGGACCGGCGCGACTGGCGCGACGTCGGCCAGCTCAGGCGCCGCGGGCGCGACCGGCACGAGCGGCGCGGTCGGCGCGGTCGGCGCGACCGGCGCGACCGGAGGGACCGGCGCGACTGGCGCGACGTCGGCCAGCTCAGGCGCCGCTGGCGCGACCGGCACGAGTGGCGCGGTCGGCGGGACTGGCGCGACCGGCGCGACCGGAGGGACCGGCGCGACTGGCGCGACGTCGGCCAGCTCAGGCGCCGCGGGCGCGACCGGCACGAGTGGCGCGGTCGGCGCGATCGGCGCGACCGGCGCGACCGGAGGGACCGGCGCGGTCGGCGCGACCGGCGCGACCGGATCGAATTCGGGCCTGTCGTATACCTGGGCCTGTGATACCGAATCGCTCGCCTCGGTAGTCACCGACACTTTCATCATTCATGTGCAAACGAACGCGCCGGTGACTACCGAGGGCGTTAGTTTCGTTGTCGCACCTGTCGCGCAAACGCTGACCGGTATTCGCATTTTTATAAACAATGCTTTTGCGACGGCTGGGATTACACTCACGCTCCGAAATAACCAAGTAGATACCGCACTAGCAGTTACACTAGCGGCCGGCGCGACTGTCGGGTCGCTGACCGGTCAGAGCGTTTCAATCGCCGCCGGGGATAAGCTCTCGGTCAAATACCACCAAACGGCCGTAGAAAATAATACGACTATGGGCCTGCGCGTCGTGGTTTTTTAAGATGATTACTCTCAAGGTATACCGCGTTTCTTCGACGATGCCCGGCGAGGCTCCAATCGCGCTCGCGGCGGCTCAGGTATTGGTCACGCGTGTGTCGGGCTCGATTGAATGGGCCGACGAGTCAGAATTGAACGGCCGCGGCGCACAGGGATCGACCGGCGCGATCGGCGCGGTCGGCGCGACCGGCGCGGTCGGCGCGAGCGGGGCTGTCGGCGCCGTAGGCGCGACCGGCGCGACCGGAGGTACCGGCGCGACCGGCGCGACGTCGGCCAGCTCGGGCGCCGCTGGCGCGACCGGCACGAGTGGCGCGGTCGGCGGGACTGGCGCGACGGGCGCGACCGGAGGGACCGGCGCGACTGGCGCGACGTCGGCCAGCTCGGGCGCGGTGGGCGCGACCGGCACGAGTGGCGCGGGATCGGAAGAGCTCTCG